AAAAAAATTATTAATATTTTATCAAATTTTAATATATTATTAAATATTTCTTCTATTTGTTCATTTGTTAATTTTTTTATTTTTTTATTTTTATTTAAATAACGATCAACATTTATATTTCGACATTTAAACATTTGTATCATATTTTTAAATATTAATGCTAAATCTTGATTTTTTTTATTCATTTTTTATTAATACTAAAATCATCAATTTTAAATAATAATTATTACTTCTTTATCATCACTCTTTGATTCTTCATCTATTTTTATTACTATTTTTTTTGTTTCTTCAATTACTATTATATCTAAACCATGATCATTTTTTAATAATTCTCTTAATAAAGGAATTTCATTTTTTGTATAATAATATTTTACTTCTCCTAAATCAAATTCATAAGAATTTTCCTTATTTGTCATTTCTGTTTCTCTTAACAACCAATTATTTACCTTTTTTTTTTTAATTAATAATATCAATAATATTATAATAACTATTATCCATATTATTAAAATTGGTGTCATTTTTGGATCAAAAATCATTTTAAGTATAATAAAGTCATTTTAAATTTTAAATATATTATTATTAATAGATGAAACTTGTAAACGAAATCAAAAATAAATTATTCAATGATATTAGTATACAATTGGATGATAAAAAAACAAAAGAAACTATATTAAATATACTTATTTTACCTATTATTCACCATTTGAAAAATGAAATTATTAATAAATATTTAAATAATGATTTGGAAATAGATAAACAAAAAAATAATTTATATGATGAATTTTCTAATATAATTATTGAAAATATCAATGATTATTTTTATAAAGAATTATATCCATTTTTTCTTTTTCTTTTTATTATGGTGATATTATTATTCATTTTAGTTTTAGTAGTTATTGTAATTATATTAAAATTGAATATTAAAAAAGTTTAATTCAAATGCCTCAACCAGTTAAAATTTTAAAAACTTATATTTATGATATTATTGATACTAAAAAAGAAGAAGAAATTAATCCAAATGATGTTGATATTGATGAACAAATTATTGGTGATGAAGATGATGGTTTAAATATAATTGAAGATGATGATGAAGATGATGAAGAAGAAGATGAAGAAGATATTATTAATAATGATGTAGAATTTGATGATGATGAAAATAAAGAGAAAAAAATTTTAGAAAAAAAAACTTTTAATTATTTAACTAAATATGAACGATGTTTTATTTTAGGTATTAGAATTCAACAAATTATGAATAATTCACCTATTTTTATTAATATTCAAGATTTGGAAATTGTTAATCCTTTTAATATTGCTTATGAAGAATTAATACAAAAAAAAATACCTTTTAAAATTAAGAGAAAATTACCAAATGGAAATGTTGAGATATGGGATTTAAATGATCTTATAATTTTATAATTAAAATAAAAGTATTTTTTAATTATATATTGATATGGAAAAATATTTAATTACTTTATTTTTTATTGGTTTAATATTATTTATCATTGGTTATTATGAAAATAAACAACAAAATATACCTACTAAAATAGAATATAAATTTATTGATAAAACAATTGAAGAAGCTCAAAAAGATAAACAAGAACCACCTTCTGTTATTTTTAAAAATTTATTTAATAGTGCTCCTATTTTAATTTAAGTCCTAAATATATTTTTATTTTTAAAAAGTAAAAATATATTAATTTAGATTTAATACATTATAATATTTCTGTCCCCGAATCACCATTTTGAGTTTCCCATCGAAAATGCAATTAAACACAACTTTCATTTTTTCTGGTTTAATACTGCTTTGATATTTGATAATCGTTGATGTTCCATGGCATATACCATAAGTTATAGATTTAATCTCTTCTAAGGATTTTTCGTATTTTTCTTTATGTTCCATTTGGTTTTTATAATCAATAATAATATCTTCTAATACTTTAGGCAGCAACATGATGAAATATTATTCAAATATTTGATAATATTAGGTTATAAATTATGATAGAATCAATTTTATTCTTTATTATTTTTTAGTTTTTCTTCTAAATTGGGACAATATTTTTTTGTTAACATTTCTCCTATTTTTTTTGTACTATCTTCTACTGATACATCATTATTTGGATTAACCCATCTATCTCTTTCAGTTAACATTTTTTGTAATAATTTTAAATCTTTTAATTCTCCATAACATACTTGACGATATATATGAAAATAATTTTCTTGTAAAAAACTATGTTTTTTCTCAAATTTTTTACATATTTGTACTTTATTTTTTTCTTTTTCATATGGTTTACAATCTTGTTGTAAATTAGCAACACAATTCATTATATTTTGACTTGAATGACTATTATTTGTTTTATGTCTTATCATTTGTTCTCTCTGTTTTCGTGATACTCTTCCTAATTGCTTAGATTTAATTTTATGTTTTAGTCTTCTTTTTAATTCTTCTCTTTTTTTTTTCTTTTCTTCTTCAGTTAATAAAAATCCCTTTTCCATCTTATATATTTAATATAATATTTATTATTTAAATTAAATTATTTCTAGATTGATGAATTCTATTATTTCTTATTCTTCTTCTTCTTTCCATATTTCTTGCATGTCTTTCTTCAAATCTTCTATGTAATATTTGATATTGTAATTCTTCAAAATTTTTTGGATATTTAATATCTATATCAATATTACATAATGGACATGTAGCTTTTGTGTTTAACCATTCCAATATACATTTTTTATGAAAAATATGATTACAATGTAATTGATAACCTTTTTTATCACATTTTCTATGATTTTCACATTTTTCATGAAAATTATCTAAACATATACAACAATCTCCTTCTTCTAAATTATATTTTTTTATATTTTTTTTATTTATTTTAAATCTATTTTTAAATACCATATTTTTTAATGTTTTTCTGTACTGTATTTTCTTTATTAATTTTTTTAATGCTACATATCCTATACCTACTCCTACAATACTCATTAGTACTATTATATCTGCCATTTATATATAATACTTTATTAATAAATTTTAATAATCTTTTGGACTACAAAATGGTGATGGTGGTACTATTGATGGAATTGTTCCAAATGATGTTTTAAATGTACTATCTGGACTTTTATAGATTTGATTATCGTGAGTTAAAGGATCAAAATATACATTTGGTTTTTCTTTGAAACATAAAATACAATTACCCATTTATTTATTATAATATATATTAAATAAATTTTAATTATTTAAATAAATCTAAAACTCGTTCCAAAAAATCATCACATTCATAATTTTTAAATATATTTTTAGGAAAATCTATACATTTACCATATACAACTAATAATAATAAACCAATAAAAACAAACATAGTCGTAAACATTACACAATTTACCGTTTTAGATAAACAACACATTTTTATAAATTAAAATATAAATAAATTTTATTTATAAAATCATTGGGTAAAAACATTTGATATATTTCATTTTTTTTTTTAAAATTAATTTTCCATCTATCATTTTTGGATTAGGAAATTCTTGTAATACTAATCCTTCATAATAATATTGTTTTTTATGTTTAAAAATTTTTTCATTTTTTTTTAAATTATATTTTTTTCTCATATAATATTCATTCATTTTTTCTTCCCAAATATTAGACATATTTATAAATATAGATTAATTATATATTAATATTTTCAATTTTATTTAATAAACATTAATAAATGAATAACTGGAATTAATAATAAACCAAAGAAATTTGCATAAAATGCAGAACCTAAATGCATTTTATAAGAAATATTTATATTTCCATCAAATTCTTTTTCATAATCATTTTCCATATAATTTTTTGTAGCTAGAATATATTCAATAATTGGATATATAATTAAAAAAAAACATAATAATGATAAACATAATCTTATGAAACAAAATACTTTGCAAGTTCTACTACAACAATAAGATATACATGATCCAGCTACTATTAGAATTAAAGAACACAGAGTAAAATTTACATAAAGGGATCCATATGGAGATAAATCATCATTCGTTTCGATTGATGTTTTTTGTTCATAATTATAAATAGAATCCCAACCAAAACATAAAGTTCTTCCATTATTTGTATTTTTGAAATGAATATCGACTACCATCAAAGATGGTTGCCATTCTTCATCACCAACACTTAGAAATCCTGGAATATAAGATGAACTTAATAAAATAAATAACGAAATTACGACATATTTGATATGAGAATAATTCATATGTTCAATTTCTTCTTCTGGTGGTGCATATGGAGGTGCATTCGGTGCATATTGATTACCTTCACTATATGGATTAATCATTTTTATATTAATATAAAGATGATAAATTTTAATTTAATTATTTTCTTCAATTTGCATTAGCATGTGCTATACCTTTAAAAAATTTTGGATCAAATACTGGAAGTTCATTTCTATATTTAACAATTGGATTTTCCCATTCTTGCATTTTAGGAAGATGCATACGGGAACGATGGTAAAATCTTAAAATTTGATCAATGATTTGATGTTGATTTCCATTGTTATTATTATAATTTTTAAGATTTTTTATATCAAAAACTTTTGTTCTTCTAAATTTATTATTTTTATCATGTTTATATATTGCATGCATTTTCATAAATGATTTTGAACTGCCATTTTTTAAGAAATCTTCCATTATATCTACTTGAGCCCACATTACTGCTTGTAATGCAAATTCTTTATGATCAACCTCTGTATTATTTTGAATAGCAGCATCTTGATCATAATCACTCATTTCTTTATGTAATTCTTTAAATTCTGCTATAATTTTTTCCTTTTTTTTTTTAGATAAAAATTTGACATTATTAATTGCTTTAGTATTTTCTTTTGCTTGTTCATTAGTAACAGGTAGTGGAGGTTCACCAACTGTGTACCAATATACATATTCATCATAAATTTGTAAAACTTCACATAAATTTTTAAAAACATAATATGGAGCTTGATCCATATCAAATTTCATTTTTAAAATCATTCTTGCAATAGCAGCTTCTTGAACAAGATTTGCAAGTTTTTTTTCATTTTTTTTAATTTGTGATTGTTGTTTATTAAATTCTTTTATATTTAATGTAATAGTATTATGGCCCATTAAAAAACTTTTTAAACTTCCTCCTTTTTTACAATAAAAATTTTTAGACATTTTGTATTTATTTATATTTTAATACTATATATTTATTCTAATAATATTTATTTTCTAAAATATTCTTTTCTTTTTTTATACATTAATTTATCATTAGATTTTTTATTTTTATAAATAAAATTACATGATTCTCCTTTTAATCTACTAATAATATGAAATAATGACCAAACACCACAAGAAGAATTATCAAATTGGAATTGTTTTTTATTAATAATAACGGACATTTTTTCATTTATTTTTTTACATTCTTTTTTAAATTCTTTTATTAAATTCATAACTTCTTTTGGTGGATTATCACCAGCAGAATCAAAAAAACATATAGTATTTGAATCTAAATCAAGAAATAATGAAATCCAATGTTCTCCAGGTCCATTAGAAGTATCAGTATTAAAAACAATACCTAATCTTTTTTTATTTTTCATTAATTTTTTTAAATTTAAATTAAAAAATTCTTCGTAAATATATTTAAAATCAATAGGATAAGGTCCTATAAATTCAAAATCTTCATATTTTTTTTCATAATGTTCCATAACATTAATTAAATCTAAAGAAGATAACCATTCATCTTTATCAATTGGACCTTTTGGTTTAAAATCATCTTTAATCATCTTTAAAAAAGTTTTATTTTTTTTTAAAATACAAAAATCTAATTTAGAATCACAAGTTATTTTTTTTTTAATTTCATGAACTAATTTTTCTTTATTTTTTTTATTATATTTTTGAATATCAATATCTTTATAATGATCAAATCTTTTATCTTTATTTAATCGATTAGCAATTTTTTTTAAAGATTTCATATTCATACAAGTTTTACTTTTTTTAGAATTTATAGAACATAAAGATTCCATAATTATAATATATAATATAAATATATAATTAAATGAAAAGAATTAAAAAATTTTGGAAAAAAAATAAAATAGTATTTAGATGGTTATTGGATTGTGTTACTTTAAAAATTTTTACATAAAAAATATTTAAAACATTGTTTTAAACTACCTATAAAGAGATTCGAACTCTTGCTCCCGAAGGAACCCGAACTTAAGTCGGGCGCGTTAGACCACTCCGCCATATAGGTATATAGTTTAAAGTCTTTTTCGGACTATTTTTAAATCATAAATAAATGATTTAAAAAGGTGGGTGCCTTTGCCCTATATCTGAATTGAACAGATATTGCCACAGCCACAGTGTGGAGTCTTAACCATTGGACCAATAGGGCATATATGGAGAATCTGGGTTTCGATCCCAGTGCCTCTCCGTTGCAAACGGAGTGCTCTTCCGATTGAGCTAATCCCCCATAATAGTTTTTTGTCTTTTCGGACTATTGTTTTAAAAAATATTAATTATTTTAAAACAAAATTGATATTTTGCCGCTCTCGTCAGGATTCGAACCTGAAATCTATAGATTAACAGTCTACCGCCTTAACCATTGGGCCACGAAAGCTAGTAGTTTAGCGTCTTTTCGGACAATTTACTAGTTGAAATTCCTATTCTAAATAGTAAATTTAATTAAAGCTAGAAAATGATTTTTAGTTTGCACTAAAAACCAGTATATCCTTGTAAGGTCAGAATATAGAAACCGAGAACATCCAATCATCTCATAAAGTCAGAAAGAAAACATTTTCTGATTATCAAAAAAGTGGACCACTTTTTTTAAAAGCGTTTTTTTTTTATAAGTTAATGATAAGTTTAATGTCGATTATCACGACAGGTAATTATTACAAATAATATTAGGTTGAAATACTTAAACCATTTTATATTTTCAATTAATATTTTAATTTTTAAATATTTTCAATTTTAATATTTTTTTTAATAATAAAAGTTAAATATTTAATTTTTTCTAATTTTTGAAAATAATTTTCAAAAAAATATCTTAAAATTTTTTCTAATTTTTCTTCTTTATTAATCATTTCATTAATATTTTCTAAAAACATTTTAGTATTTTTATCTTCGGATGGTTGTTGAATTTTTTCTAATTTTGAAATTAAATAATAAATATAAACTTTAATATTATCAATAATAAATTGATCAGTATCAATAATAGCAGAAATATGATCAATATTAATACTAATATCTAAATCATTAATAAAAGTTTCATCTTTTACAACTTCTTTAATTAATTTTTTAATATCTTTTAATAATTCTGGAACTTGTTTATTATTTTTTTCTTGAATATTTTCTTCAAAAACATCCCAGAACGCTCTTCTAACTACTTTTTCAGTATCAGTAAATATTTTTTCATCTATAAAAACGGGAAGTTGTCTCTTAGTATAACATTCAATACCTTTAGAACCAGCAATAATTTTAATATTTTGTAATAAATTTGTATGTTGTTTTTCTAAATTTGCAATTTTTTCATTATCAATTTCATCTTTTAATTTTAATTGTTGAACTAATCCTTCAATAGTATAACATGTTTGTAACATAGGTCTAATTAAAATTAAAGCATCTCTTTGTTTCCATTTTTCAAAAAAAACAAAATATTTTTGTAAATTTTGATTAAAAGTTTCATATGTTTTCATACTTAATTTATGTTTAAACATATCTTCAAAACTAAATACTAAATCACTAGAATATAATTTTATTTTTTCAGCAAAATCATCTTTTCTATTATTAATAATTTCTGTATGAAATAAAATAAGATAAGATAATAGAAAAACTTTAGTTGTTTTTTTATCAAAACGATATAATGTATTAACATTTTTCATTACATCATTCAAAAAAGTATTTACTTCATCAATATAATTTTTATTTGAAATTCTTTTATTTAAATCTTCAAATGATAATCTTGCTAATTCGTTATAATTTAACAGTTTTAACTTTTTAACTTCAGAAGTCATTATATTTAACATTAAATTATAATATGTAATAAATTTTATTTATTTATTTTGTATATATATCATATAATAATGAATTTTTTAAATAATATCACAGATTTTTTTATTAATCACGAAACTTTATCTTTAGTATTAATGATTTTTTCTATAATTAGTATCCCTATAATAATTATATTTCTAATAAAAAGTATAACAAAAGAATCATTTGATTATAATCCACATAAAGAATTAATTTTCTTTTCTATGCCTGGTTGTGGTCATTGTAAAAATTTCAGACCAACATGGGATTTATTAGTAAAAAATTATGGTAATATTAAAGATATTAAATTAATTCAAGTATCTTCAAATGAAAAACCAGAATTAGTAAAATTTTTTGGAATTGAAGGTTTCCCTACAATATTATATTCAAAAGATAATAAAAAAATTTCAGAATATAGAGGTGATCGTACTTATGATGATTTAGTAAAATATATGAAATATAGTATGTCTTCATAAATACTATTAATAAAATAAAAATATTATAAAAATATATATAAAAAATAAATGAAGAATTTATATCAAATTGATCTTGGTTTAGATGAAGATTATTTAAAATTAATAGATGAACTTTTAAAAATATTTTTCGGTTTTATTTTTTTAATTTTATTAGAACCAATTAAAAAATATAGTGCATTATCACTTTTATGTTATAATATTGTCGGAACTATCTTTTATAACTTAATATTTAAAAATATTGTTTCATTTAAATAAATTCTTATATACTTATATATAAATGTTTGATTTTAATCCGAAATATTTATTAGTTATACCGGCAACTGTAATATTTTACAAGTTGTGTCAAAAAGAAGAAGTTAATGTATATCCTTATTTTGAACATCGAAAAACATTTAATCAATCTTTAAAATATCAAAAAATATTATTTGAAAAACCAAAATTACCACATAGAAGATTAAAAACTAGAAAAAAATTATTTGAAATTATGGATAATGAAATAAAAGAAAGAGAAGTCAAAGCAATATTATATAATATTATAGATGAAGTAGTAGAAAAATCTGGAAAACCTAAAAAAAAAATTAAAAAAAAAATAGAAAAAAAAATAGAAAAAAAAAATACATCGTATTTATCGTATTTTAATATTTCAAAATTTATGAGATCAAAAAATGATGATTTAGAAAAAGCATCAATATCTTCTGATGGATCTTATGATAAAGTTTCAGAAAATTCTAAATTTTCAGATTTTTCTAAAATATCAGATTTTTCCAAAATTTCCGATTTTTCTAAAATTTCAGAAATAGATATAAAAGAATAAAAAATATTTTAATATAATATAATAAACTATGTTTGAAAAAATATTTATTCCTTTATCTTTATTTGTTATATATTATTTATATAAAATATATAATCAAAAAAATATGAAAATAGTTTTAAAAGATGAAAAAGATATAAAAAATCAAGTTGAATCTGGTTTATCAAAAAAAGATAAAGATTTAGGTCAAATTGCACAATCATATCCAGAAGATTTAAAACCTCAAAAATAATTTAAATATCTACCAATATATATAATTATAATTTTATTATAAATGTTACATTACAATAAAATTGGTGTTATTGGTTTAAATAATAATGGTAATACTTGTTATTTAAATGCATGTTTACAATTATTATCACATTCAGGAAAATTAACTTTGAAATTATATAATTATATGAAAAATAATGAAAAAAAATTAACAAATATTGAAAAAACTTTATTATATTTAATAATTAATAAATGGTTTACTAATAAAATAAATTATAATCCTTTAATCATTCAAAAAGAAATTGCTAAAGAAAATGATTTATTTAATCCTTTATATTGTAGTCAAAATGATAGTAGTGAATCTATGATTTATATAATAGATTTATTAAATAAAAAATTTTCAAATATTTTTCAAAGTAATATAAAAATGTTTTTACAATGTAATAATTGTAAAAAAATAAGAATACAAGAAGAAATTTTTAATATTCTTAGTATAGAAGTAAAACATCATATTAATGATTCTTTAAAAAATTTTTTAAAAAAAGAAAAATTAGAAGATAAAATAAATTGTGAAAATTGTGGAAAAAAAACTGAAACTTTTAAAAAATATGAATTTAATCAATTATCTGATAATTTAATTATTCATTTTAAAAGATTTAAAGAAATTAATAATAAATATGTTAAAGATAGATCTAAAATAATTTGTCCAGATTATATTACTATTAATAAAAATAATTATGAATTACGAGGTATAATTATTCATTCTGGAACTATTAAAGGTGGACATTATTATTTTATAGGAAAAAATTTAATTAATATATGGTACAAATATGACGATATATTAGTAAAAAAATTATATAATAAAGATATTATTAATGATGGTTATATTTATTATTATGAAAAAATTTAATTTATTTTTTTACAATTTGTTTTAAACTACTAATAAAAAAAAAATAATTAATATATATATAATTGTGATATGGATATAAGTAGAAGTATAAGTAGAAGTAGAAGTAGAAGTAGAAGTAGAAATAGAAAAAAAAAAGATAGTTTTAGTATGGAAATAGATGATGGAGAAATAGAAAATGTAGAAGATATAGATATGAATAGTATAAATCTAGATGATATAGTTTATGATTTAGAAGATATAAATATAGATGATATAGTTATGAGTTCTCCGTCCCCGTCCAGTCTCGTCCGTCGTCCATCCCATCCCGTCCGTCGTCCATCCCGTCAGTCTGCTTTTAAATATAATAATAAACGAAGTTTCATGGAAACTGTGTTAGAAGATCGATTACTTGAATGTGAAAAATCATTATCTCATTATAAAAAAATAGTAGAAGAAAATAAACCTAAAAAAAAAACACCTACAAAAACACCACCTAAAAAAAAATCACCCGATCTGTCTCGAGGCAGACAATTCACCCCACCACCCCTGGGCCCATCTCCCGAGCGGAAACGACAGAGAATTCAACCTAAAAAAAAATCACCTAAAAAAACACCACCAAAAAAAAAATCACAATCAATTGAAAAAAAACAAAGATTGAAAATTGAACAGAAAATAAGAGATGAACAAATGAAAAAGCAACAAGAAAAATCTCAAAAACTTAAGAAAGAAAAGAAAGAGAAAAAAGAAAGAGAAGAAAAAGCAAGATTATTAAAAGAAAAACAACAAAGAGAAGAAAAAGCAAGATTATTAAAAGAAAAACAACAAAGAGAGAAAAAAGAAAGAGAAAAAAAAGCGAGATTATCAAAAGAAAAAAAAGAAAAAGAAAGAGAAGAAAAATTAAAAAAACAAGAAAAAATTAAAAAATGGATGGACGAAATGGAAAAAAAAATAAAAAATCAAGAAAATATTTCTCAAAAAGATAAGGAATTTTTAAAAATGACTAGAACAGATTTATTTGAAAAAAATGAAAAATTTGAAAAAATGAAGAAAGAAAAAGCAGAAAAAGAAAAAGAAAGAAAAGAAGATCTAAAAGCAGACCAATTAGAGAAAAAAAAACGTAAAGAAAAACTCAATAAAATTCAACCGATTATAAAAAATATATTTCCTTTTTATTTAAAATATAAAGATTCTGATATAAAAAATGTTAATAATATGGAATTCAATGAAATTAAAAAAATTTTTGATAAAAAAAAAATAAAAAAAATTATAAGAAAAATACATCCGGATAGAATGTCAGAATTAAAAGCAGAACCTTTTAGATACCAAGATAATAATAAAATTATAAATACAAATTATCAAAATATGAGTGAAGAATTATTCAAATTTCTTACACAAATATTAGACAAAATAGAAAAAAGAGAAAAGAATCCTCCAAGAAATTATTATGCATATGGTTATGGAAAAAATAAAAAAAAGAAAAAAGTATATACAGGAAAAAGAGGTGGTAAATATCATTTAATCAATGGTAAAAAAAGATATATATAAAAATTTTTAAATATTTATAATATATATAATGGATTATACAGTAAGAAATGGTATAATAATATATATTCCAAAACCATATAATGAAAAAGATCCAAAAGCTATACAAAAAAAAATAGAAGAAAAATATCGAAGTTTAAAATGGAGAAAACAACCTTTAAAAAATGATTGTAAAGATAAAGAACAAGTTGGTAAAAAAAGATTAACATTTCATAATTCTCAATTATTTTTAAAAGATTATTTTATACCAAAAAATATTCAAAAAGGAATGATAATAAATCATAGTGTAGGAGCTGGAAAAACTTGTAGTGCAGTAGCAGTAGGATCAAATTTTGATAAAAGAGGTTATAAAATATTATGGGTAACACAACATAAATTAAAAAATGATATGTGGAAAAATATATTAGGAAATTTCAGTTGTCACGAAGGTTATAGACATTTTCAAGATAATTATGATATACCAGATAACTTTGATAAACAAAAAAGAGTATTTCATAAAATTACAAAAAAAAGATGGTATCCACCAATAACATATAAACAATTTTCAAATGCATTATTAAAAAAGAATCAACTTGGTTTAGATTTATATAAAAGAAATGAAGAAGATCCATTAAAAAAAATTTTAGTAATAATTGATGAATCACATAATTTATTTAATAAATCATTACCACAACATCAAAAACCAAATATATCAATAATAAGAAAAAATATATATCAATCATATAGAATATCAAAAGAAGATTCAGTTAAATTATTATTTTTAACTGCAACACCATTATTAGATAATATAATGTCTTATTTTAGTTTAATAAATTTAATAATAACAAAGAAAAGAAACAGATTTCGTCCAGATTTAAAACAATTTGAAGAAAAATATTTAAAAGGTAATAAATTTTCACAAAGAGGTTTAAAATTATTTAATGATAATACATCACGATTAGTATCAATATTAGATTTATCAAAAAATAGAAATAAATTTGCTCAACCAACATTTTTTGAAAAAGAAATATTAGTAAATCAAGTAGAATCAGAAGAAATTATAAAAAATGAAATAAAAGATTTAAAAGAAAATATTAAAAATTTAGATGAGAATATTAAAAAAGAAATAAATTTTGATTTTAGAAATCAAAAAGAATTAATACTATATATAAAAAATAATGAAAATATAGAAAAAAAAATAAAAAAATTAAATAAAATTTTAGAAAAAGAAATTACAAAAAAAGATATTGAATTATTTAAAAAAGAAAAAAAAAATAAAGAAGAAAAAGAAGAAATGAAAAAAATAAAA